TAAATTCGGACAATACGGAAACCAGAGAGGTTGTGGAACGGTGCTACCGCCTGCACAAAACGCTGGTCAATCCTATTGTAGACTGGACGGATGAAGATATCTGGGAATATATCCGGCGGGAAAAATTACCATACTGCAAGCTCTATGACGAAGGCTTGACGCGCCTGGGGTGTATCGGGTGCCCGCTGGGAAACTTTAACAATATGCGGCGGGAACTTGAACGGTGGCCCGCTTACAAGAAAATGTATATCGCCGCTTTCGACGAAATGCTGAAAGCACGGTTGGAAAGCGGAAAGACAAACCATAACCGGATGTTTACAGACGGCGAAGGCATAATGAAATGGTGGATTGGTATGGATCAACAGAAGGTGGACGAAAACCAAATCAACGTTTTTGAACTGTTAGAGGAAGAAACAGGAGTTTAACATGGCATACGGAGATAAACAGCCGACGATTGCAGAGATTATGATTAAACTGAGCGACGACGAACTGATAGAAGCCCTGCCGTACATCCGGGACGAGAACGGCGAAAAGGTTTCGCTGATTGAATTAAAACACTGTCTGCGGGAAACCGTGCGGAGGATACATGAGAGTCGGTCTGCATGACAGCGACAATACGGGATTTCCGAATTATGCGCTGATGAAGATATCTGCCTGGCATAAGGCACAGGGAGATACGGTGGAATGGTGGAATCCGATGCTGCAATACGACAAGGTATACAGCAGCAAGGTATTCACGTTCACGCCGGAAGATCCATACTTGCCGCCGGACACGATCAAAGGCGGGACGGGATATGGAATCTATACGACGCTGCCGGACGAGATCGACAACATATTCCCGGACTACTCCATCTATCCGAAGGTTGATTATGCAATCGGTTTTCTGACGCGGGGGTGCATCCGGGCGTGCCCGTGGTGTGTAGTGCCAAAGAAAGAAGGAAAAATACGGCCATACCGGACGTGGCAGGAGATCAAACGACCGGACAGCGACAAGATTGTATTCATGGACAACAACGTGCTGGCCTGTCCTCATGGCATCGAGCAGATGCGCGAAATTTCCGAATCGGGGGGGTGCGAGTCGATTTTAACCAGGGCCTTGACGCACGGCTTATTACGCCGGAGATTGCCGGGATTCTGGGTAAGCTGAAATGGATAGAGTTTGTACGCGTTGCGTGTGATACAGACGAAATGCTGCCGGTTGTGCTGGACAGGGCGAAGTTACTTGAAGAGAACGGGATTAAGCCGTGGCGGGTGTTCGTATATCTGCTGGTAAAGGATATTCCTTCCGCAGAGCGACGGGCTATTGCGCTGCGGGATGCCGGGTTACAACCATTCGCGCAGCCTTACCGGGATTTTGAGAAGAACCTTCCACCGACAAAGGAAGCGCGGAGCTTCGCCAGGTGGGTAAACCAGAAGGCGGCTTTCAATTCGGCGGCGACGTTTGCGGACTATAAGAGCGGGATCCGGGGACATAACAAGGAACGGGAAACGGAGCAGGACGCGCCGCTACTGGATTATTTGGAGGAAATCAGCCATGAAGATTAAGCGCCGGTGGAAGTGCCCGAATTGCGGACGAATGTACTATATCCAGCCGAAGACCAACGACGAGCTGGCCATTGTGGAGGATTGCCAGGTGGTTGGTTTCGCTATCCGGCATTGTCCGCGCTGCGGGTGGTTATTCCAGATTAAACCACGGGAGGAAACAGATAATGGATGATGATGAAGTATTCTTCTATATCGTGCTGTTCCTGGCGGTGTTCTTTACGTTCTGCATCAGTCTGCTTTTGAGCTGGGAGGGATAATGTGATTCTACATGGATTGCTTGATTCGTCGGTTTATTCGCAACAGTTTTCCGTTTATCTGACAAACGATTACGACCAGAATCTTCTGATCGGACGCGGAACGCGGGAAGAAATGCTTAACGAAGATGAAAGTTTTTTCTCTCATTTGATGGACAAAGTGGTTGTATGGGAAATCCGTGGAGATCGGCTGATTGTATTCATTGAAGACGAGCACCACAAAGAACGTATGGAAGAGCAATTCAGTAATTCAGACAAATGGGGAAAAGAGCCGGGCGAACGACCGTGGCGGCACTCAATAGAAACAGAATTGTATACGGATAAGTATATCTATAAGGTTTGGGCGTAGGAGGAAATTATGCACAAGGAAGCGGTTTTGATATCCATAAGGCCGAAGTACGCCGGGGAAATATTCCACGGGCACAAGAATGTTGAATTGCGGAAGACCTGGCCGACGGCGCTTCCCCTGCCGTTCAAGGCATACGTGTACTGCACACAGCGCCAATATACCGTTATGGACGTTGTGCATAAGGGAGAGTGCGTCTGGAACGAGGATGATATCTGGGAAAGCGACACACCGCTGATTATCAAGATTGACAAGAATACGCCGGACAACATGATTGACCGGTTAAAAATGGTGGTCGGGGTTATCACGGTGGACAAGATCCTGGAAATTGACTGGAAGGACGGGAAAAGCCTTATCAATGGCCGGGAACTGACAAAAGAGGACGGTCTGCATACGTGCGTCACGGTCAAGGAATTTCTCAAGTACAAGGGAAACGGGACGGTATACGGCTGGCACATATCGGACTACACGTATTTTGTGAAGCCGCGTCCGCTGGGTATGTTCTGCGTGGACAGGCCGCCGCAGAGCTGGCAGTATTTACGGGCAAGCGACCCGTGGGACGTAAGGGATATACGGGAGGAAACGCATGGAATCTGAAGAGAAGAAACCGGCAGCCGTTGAAATGGAAGGCGGCGGGTGGAACTGGTGGTATGTTTGCGAGGAATGTCACGGGGCGGTGGACACAAAGGACAAGATCTGCCCGCATTGTAAAAGTCTTTTAGATTGGAGCGGAGCGTTATGGAACAGGGTTTCACAAGAAGTTTCTCAGTGAAGGACGCGTGCCCGGAGTGCGGCGAAGTATTGAAGGTTCAGCTTGAGAAGAAGAAAGCGCCGATACAGTGCTGGTATGTGAAGTGCTGGAACTGCGGACGGGAAAGCGCGAAACACGTTGACCCGCAGGAAGCTATCCGGGACTGGCGGTTTAACCGGGAAAGGAAAGAAGAATGAGGTATATTCTTTATCAGCCGGAAATGACAGAGCGGTACCAGGAGAACGGGCGGTGGTTCGCTCCACATCCGGCGCTGGCTGTGTTCCGGGAAACAAACGCGCCGGACGAAAAGAAAGAAATACTGAATTATCACGGAAAGAAGAAGGGCTATTCCCTACTGACGTTTCGGACGTGGAAGGAAGCCTGCTATTTCAACAGTGGAATCGCGCTGATGCACGGGATCCGGTTTCAGATAAGGGAATGGAGCCGGAAAGACGGCCTGGGCGCGGAGATTGTGATTGTGCCGAAGGAGGTTTTCTATGGACAAGCCGACGGAGGGAATTAAGAAACTGCAGGAGTGCGTATCGCATGACGCGTGCGACGCGGAACGGTGCGAGTATTTCAACTGCCTGGAGGAAATCCAGGCGGTGCTGGCCTGGGCGGAAGAGCTGGAAAAGGAAAACAAGGAACTGAAAGCAGAGATTGAGGAAATCTACGACAACCCCGGCGAGTGGTTGGCCGGGTTATAAAAACGAACACGTATTCGTATTTGGAGGGAAACCATGAGCGAGCGCGAAGAAGAGAGCCGGAAAGTACGGAACCGGGATATTCCCCTTTTGACCAAGATATTCTATATCCTCAAGGAAGCCGAGAGCGTGGAGCGGCGGGGCGAATGGACGTATGAACGGCTGTTCAATATTACGCGCCGCATGACGGGGATGCCGATAGGCGGCGGGAACGCGCCGGGCATGGACGGGACGCTGGCGGAAGTGGAAGAGCTGAACCGGATTTACGGGGAAAGGCTGCAGGAGTGCGTCCACGCGCTGAAGGAAGCGGAGCGGATTCTGAACGGGATTGAAAGCTCCACCATGAGAACGTTTGTGCAGATGTACTACATTGACGATATCAGCAAGGCGGAGATCATGCGGGAGCTGAACATGACGGAGTGGAAATTTAACCAGGCCCGCCAGAAGATCGAAGAAGCTGAGAGCATGGGAAAAGTGGCCTGGCGGGAGCGTTTCTGCCTGGTGGAACCTGCCAAAAAGAATTGAAGTTGCACAATATGTAGTATTTGGGAGCGCCAAAAACCACTTGAAACAAGTGTCAAGGTATGATACTATGCTACCGCGTTAGAAGTGGGTGGAGCCACGGAGGGCACCGAACGCCACGGAGGGTAATCCACTGGTCTAACGGTTCGGAAATGGTCGATGCTCTAAAGCGTCGGCTTTTTTCTTTGGAATCGCGGCAGGGATTCTTCGGAGCCTGCCTTTGAGTGCCGGACGAGTCCGGTACCGTACCCGCTATCAGCGGGCCTATGTTATCAGAGCGGTGACGCTCGCGGGGACTATGCCTGCATAGTCCCCGTTCCCTTTCAGAAAGAAGGTGAGCTTATGGCCTATGTCGGTATTGATATCCAGGTTGACGTATCGGAAGCGATGGGCGTTATGAACAGGCTCGCCAATGTGCTTTCGCCGGATAAAGCGCATGAGCTGTTCCGGCGGACGCTATGGGATACCGGCAGACATATCAAGCAGATTGCGAAGGACGATATCCCGAACGAATACTGGATGAAGACCGGGTGGATTGGTTCCGCCGTCGGAGCGCCGGTAATGGTCGGCACAGACCAGGCGCGGATCCCGATTAAGACGGCACGCGGCAGTATCGGCGGAACGTTCGCGGCCAGCGGCGGCGCGTACAAGGTGCAGGGCACCCAGGTACACATGGCCGACGGTACCGTAAGGCAGCGGAAAGCGCATATCCGCACGCGGGCGATTCGGGCCAAGATCGTCAAGAGTAACGTAAGTATCCTCCCGGCGCGGATGCCAGCATGGCAGGGCGGCCAGCCGCCGTTTATGATGGGCGGCCTGGCAATGACCCGTTCCGGCCCGAGCCGGTTCCCGATTCACAAGGTTGTGGGCCTGGCGGTTCCGCAGCCGCCGCTGGTTCGGTCGCAGGCGGAAATGGAGCACGATATCCAGGCGTACATGATGGAACGGCTGGAACATCATTTCTGGTTCTTATTGGGTTAGTAAGGGGGCTTTGCGGTCGCCCCCTTAACCCCTTCGCGGTTCTCTACGAAGGATAAGGAGGTTGGCCGTGGGAGTCTTTCTCATGCAGAAGGAGCTTGCCGAGTTGGTGGGTAAAACTGACCGGCAGATTCGGAATATTGACCGGGAACAGGACGATAACCGGAAGCTGCTGGTCAAGGGCGAAGGCGGCAAGTTTGACGCCGCCGTTTTCGTGCAGCGGTGGGTTACGCTGCAGATTGAAAAGCTGACGGAGGGCATGGAAGACCTGGACGCGGTGAAGGCCCGGCACGAGATCGTCAAGACGGAAAAGACGACGCTGGAAGTTCAGCGGATGCGCGGCGAACTGATTGACGTACACGATATCCGCAAGGCGTGGGGCGACGTGGCAAACACCGTGATGCAGGGCATGATTCATTTGCCGAGTACCATTGCCCCGATGGTTCAAGGACTGGACAACGTGGAAGTAATCGGCAGCATTATTGACGCCGAAATCCGCAGAGTCCTTAACAATATAGCGGCTACCCCATTGCCGAGTTACGCGGCGGACGAGCCGACAACGGAAGAACAGGAGGAAGCCGAGGAATAGGAGGGCGGATCAGTGAACAAGTTAGGCGAGCTGATACGCTATACCTATGAAATGTTCCGGCCACCGCAACTGCAGACGGTGAGCGAGTGGGCGGACGAAAACAGGATCCTTGTTTCCGAGTCAAGCGCGGAGCCGGGCCGCTGGCGGACGGACAGAGCGCCATACCAGCGGGAAATCATGGACAGTTTCACACAACCGGGAATCTGGAAGATTGCCATTAAGGCGAGCGCCCAGGTTGGTAAGACGGAGCTGGAACTGAACATGATGGGCCGGGCGATTGACGTTGACCCTGGGCCGATATTGTTTGTCCAGCCGACGGACAACTTCGCGGAGGACTTCTCAAAGCGCCGCGTAGCGCCCATGATACGGGCGTGCAGGGTGCTGAAGAACAAGGTATACGAAGCCAAGAGCCGCGACAGCGGGAACACCATTACCATGAAGACGTTCCCCGGCGGCAGCGTGGCCTTTACCGGGGCCAACAGCCCGACAGAGCTTGCCGGTCGTCCCGTGCGTTACGTGTTCATGGACGAGATTGACCGATTCCCGGCCAGCGCCGGGACAGAAGGCGATCCGTTACAACTGGCGGAACGACGGACAGAAACCTACAAGAGCAACCGGAAAATCGTGCTGACCAGCACGCCGACGGTCAAGGGGGCGAGCAAGATAGAGCGGGCATACATGACGGGAACGCAGGAGGAATGGCATACCGAGTGCCCGCACTGTCACAACTTCAGCTATATCAAATTTGACCATATCAAGTTTGATAAAGAGGAATACCAGGACGAGAACGGCGAGAAGAATTTCCACGTCCGCAACGTGCGGTGGAAATGCCCGGTATGCGAGCGGGAAACCGGCGAATACGACACGAAGCGGCAACCGGCCAAGTGGGTTGCGAAAAACCCGAAGGCCATTGAAACCGGCGTAAGGAGCTTCCAGCTCAACGCCTTTATGAGTCCGTGGAGCGATTGGGTGGATATCTGCCGGATGTTCCTGCGGAGCAAGGACGACCCGGAACTGTTAAAGGTATTCGTCAATACGGTATTGGGCGAAACCTGGGAAGTCCGCGAC